AGCCTGCGGCGTCCTATTCGCGTTGCCCTTACGATCATTCTCGCCCCGAACAACCGTCACGGGTTCAGTTTCTAAGCTAATCACCGAAATGCCACGATTCCTCAAAGCCGGGATCACCAGGCCAATAGCAGGGGAACGGGTCACCACCAATATCATCATCGTCATGCCTGTTAAAGAACAGGTGCCCAAGATACCGCTCGTTTCCAACCTCGCCGCGAGTAAAACCGACCGTGAACAGACCATTGCTGGCCTTAGCGCGGTAACGCTTCAGAATCGCTAACTCAGCCGGCGAAAAGAAATTCGTCGGCGGCTTATCATAGGTTTTAGAGAACGGCCCCATCGCCTCTGACACAACCCCATCAGGGTTACGCAAAGTACGGCGAGAAGCAGACAACGTAACGAATTTCACGTCGGACGGCACCCCGGCGGGATCAGACCATGCTTGGCCTGACACCGACCTTGCCCAAGCAGAAACAGTGGCTATCACCATTTCTGCCTGGTCAAGATCGCCGCCAGAGAACGTCCGTTTCATTAAGACCCCAAGGTCATCTACGGACGCTAAATCTGCCATCAGTTTAGGTGACCGTCACCGTCACGGTGTCGGTGCGATCCGCACCACGGTTAGGATCAGGGTAGGTAGCGGTAACCACCGACGTGCCGGCAGCGACACCAGTCACCAAGCCGGTAGCGGAAACAGTGGCCTTAGCCGGGGTAGCCGAAACAAAGGTGCAACCCGCAGTGACGTTCTGGCCGTTGCTATCGAGAACCTTAAGCTGCTTGGTCTTGTTTGCACCAGCAGCCGCGGTGACACCAAAGTCTGCACCCAGTTCGATGCCAGTGATGCTCAGACGCATCTTCACACCGCGACGGAACACACCGTCAGTTTCAGTGATGACCTTGTAGCCCGTGAACACGTCGATCAAACTCCGCAAACCGATTTCGGCGTATGACCAGTCGGCCAGCCAGCGCAGAGCAATGTTGTCGGCTGCATACGAGGCAGAGGCAACAACACCCTCAGAAGCCTTGGGCGCACGCGACACATAAACAAAGGCTGTCGGGTGCCACTCGTAAGCGGTATCTGAATCAATCGCATTGGAGCGGAAAACCCGCATACCCGCAATCTCACCCAGGAAGGCACGACGCAGAGCATTCGCGTCACCAGCCTGCTGGAACTGCCGGAACTGATCGTCCTTGAGGATTTGCGCCTCAACAGCCGAACCCACAACCAGCACCCGGTTCTGATCCGGTACTGAAGCATCGTTTAGCTTGCGACGGGCATCGATGATCGCCGGGAAGGTATCAGCCGGATTGATGCTCAAAACCTCATCGTAAGTCGGAGAATCAATCAGGTCAGCGATCTTATCTTCCAGCTTGTATGCCAGAGCAGAAACCTGCGGCATCGCAACCTGACGGGCGAAATCGCTGATATCCAAAGTGCGCTGCTCATCAGTGAGCTTAATCGCAGAATAAACATGCTCTGTCAAAGTCACCGGAATGTTGTACTCAACCAGATCATCAGTCTCAAGAGTCCGATCAGCCGAACGCAGAGTACGAGTACGCGCCGCAGCAATGGCCGGAATCTTGATATTGATCGTGTCATTTGCGGAACCACCAAAGTCGCCAAGACCATCAGTGGTAACTAGAGCCTGCAACACCCGCTGGCGCTGCAAAATTTCAACCGCAGTCTGAACAACCAGACTAGGCTTAACAAAAACGTGAGCCATTTAAATAAATCCTTATTTTATTGTCAGAAATCGAACATGGAATTCATGTTATCAACAATTGTCTTTGCGTTTTCCTCAAGCTCAGGATCGGTGTTCGTAGCTTGAACACTCACCTTGGGCGACTGCGAGGGAACCCCGTTGGGTTTCTCCGCACGCGGCAAACCTTCCAACATATCGTTGATATCCGAAATAATTTCGTCATCGGTACTGCCCTGAACCCGTGACCAAAACTTATCGGGCAATCCCATATCCCTTGCAAGTGTCTCCACTAGGCGGGTGCGCTCCAGTTTTGTGTATCGGTCAGTAGCCTCAGCAAGCGATTTCTCTAACTCGCCAAGACGCTGGTCTTTCTTTTCCTCAGCAGACAACTGTGCGGTTTCAAACTCTTTAATTTTCGCATTCAGTTCTTCTACCTGCTTGAGATACTTCTTCTCCGCGCTCTTATTGGCGCGTTCTAGTCGGCCCTTCAAAACATTTTCAAGGGCTTCCTGTGACGTAATCGCATTAAAATCGCTCGCCTCAGAATCCACATCAGTTCCAGAAACCCGCGGGACTTCTGGATCGTCAGTCAAAACTGCTGCCGGCGACTCATCAACCATAACATCATCACTCATAAAAACATTCCCTCACACCAGCCAATTTTGAAAGCGCGGCTGTCAACGCTACCGGGGCCAATCCCCGTGAAATCTATTTAACTCGCGTTAAGCTCCGCGAGTTTACGGTCATACCATTTGACTTGGGCAGAATCCTCGCCAAGCTGCGCCGCCAGACGCTCCCGATTTCTTGCCACGGCGGGAAGATCGACCGCCGGATTCGGCTCGTAAGGCGGCGGCATGACATATTTGGAACGGTAGTCTTTCATGTTGGACGATTTGTTCCACTGTTCAAGAAAGAATTTGGCGCGGTCATCCTCAGCGTCCTCTTTGCGGTACACGACACGCAAAGTGCATCGACAGTGATCGTGAATCTTTGCGACACCGTCACCGATAAACGCCCGTCGCGTAGTCCGATTGTTTCCGCGAGGCTTCTTCACCGGCTCCCGAATCATGTTATTGGAACCCTTGAAGGCATCCTCAGTGAGATAGAAAGCGCCCTTAGAGGCCAGCAGGGCGCAGAAATAGCACGGCCCGGTACGCTGACCCGTCTGAGAGTTAAACGTGTCCTCAGTGAACCTCGCCCAGCCGATCACCTGGCGGTTCTTCAACCGCTCAGTGGCATCTATAACCACCAGTTGCTCAACCTCGCCGCGGCCACCATTCAAAGCGTATTTCACGCCCACGCCGGTAGTGTTCAATTTACCTGCCGACGAGGCTTCCTCCCGCACCGCATTAATCGCCTCATCCCGACGCGCCCTCGACGCCTCTAACTCAGCGATACGATCCAAAACCCACTGAGAAGTTTGCCCCGCAGGTACATCCGGTGGGGATAGCTCCGAAAGTGCCTCAGAATAGTTCACAGGGGCACTAAACGCTATCCCTGTGGCACGCTTGATCGTCGCCGGGCCGGTGGCACGCATCGCCAACTGGAAATCCTGCGTCGGAAACAGCGTCGTCACCTTTTTCAAAGGCTCAGACAAAGGTTCAATGGCCCACTTAGTTCCCTGCACAAAGTCGAACGAGGTCTGCTCCGAAATGCGGAACTGTTCCTCCACCTGAAGGGTCACCGCGTGCAGCCACGCGGGAGAAGTCTCATCCAGCTTGTCGAACTGCAACAAGCTCCACAAGATCGCCAAGCCGGCAGCAGTCCTCGCGGCAATCGCGGTCTGCTCCTGCTGGTGCTTCACCGCCAGATAGAAAGCCAAATCCTCTAAAGGCTGCGGCTCCTGGGCCTGTGGTTGGGTCAACGGAATCCCCCGTTCGCGTAAATAGCCCGTTCCGCGACGAGCGGAACATCCCAATTAACCGAATTACTCAGACATTCCACTTGTAGCGGAATCGGTGACAGGACTAGCAGAAACCGGATTATCGTCAGGCCCATTCGCACCATTCTGCGTCTGACTTTGCCCGTAATACCGCAAAAACTGTGATTCCGGCGACTGCTCAAGCAGGTTATCCCACCACATTCTCGCCTCGTCGTCAGTGACGCCGGGAATCTTGCGCCAAGTGGCCCATTTGGGTACTCCCAGCATAGAGCTAGCTTTCCCCCACGCATCGACAACCTGCGACAAAGAACGCACCTCAGTATCAGCCCAAGTAACACAAGCCTCAAAATCACCAGACGCCTCTTTATCACCCTCAATATGAGCAGAAAGACGCAACAACTGATTGTGTGCCGAACCGAAATTCTGTTTACGCTCAAAAATCTTTTGCGTCGTCGCAGCACGGGCCGCAGCCAACGCATCAGCCGACAAATTCACCAGGCGGCTAGACCACGACGGCGGCAACTGAGCCGTAGACTCCAAAGTCGCAATATCCGACTCAAAAGCCGCCACAAAAGGAGCCAACGCAGTCTCAGGAATCACACCAAACTGCGCCGCAGGATTACCCGTCGCCAAAACCCGACGATTCTGCGACAACTCATGCTCCACAGCCGCAGCATCAGAATCAGAAGCATCCGCAGCTAATTCATCCAACCCGGTTGCCGTTATAATCTTGAACGAGTTATAGTGCTGGGTGAGAAGTCGGTCAAAAAGAGTCTTATCAATGCGGCTCGCAACCGGAACCAGCTTCTCAACTTCACCAACACATCTACCATCCAAGTCCATAGTATTGAGGTAACGGACAATCGGCACGACACCCAAGCCGTGAAAATTCGTCACCATCGGCATATCGCTAGGGAAATCCCCCGCCGCCGGCATAGGAATATCGTAGTAATACTGGTCAGTGAAGAAGCGGATCGTCTTACCGTCCTGCAACAACACCAAAGCGTACTTAGGCCAATCATCCGAAACGCTGTCCTCGTACAATGCGAAACAGCGGCGCGGTGACCAGCCTCGCAACACAGCCTGATCCGAACCATCCAAAGCCGTACCCGACAGGGCTGACGCATAAGCATGCCCGTACGTCAATGCAGCCCTGTGAATCGCCACCTGGCGAGCCTGCATCGAATTAGCGTTCCACGTCCTCCACGGGCCAGGAATGTTCTCCTTAGCGCCATCAGAGCGGTAGCCGTCCACATACAAAGCCTGGGCGAACGTGTCCACGACGAGGCCCAACCACGGTGTTTTAGACAGCTTTAACAGGGCACGCTTCTCACTGGAAGCGTCAGGATCAAGCAGATAATCGGGCTGGCAGCCAGAATACCAATGCTTAATGTGATCGTACTCGTATTTCTTATCCAAAAAGTGCGGATAGAAAATCTCAGCCACATATTCTCTAACATCGCTAGTCGCAATGCTCGCCGGAATCTCAATGTTCGTCAACGTCGCCTAGCCATTCTATATTTTTGGGGAGCATTCAACGTCTGCTCAACCGAAACTAAAGTCAACAAATGATTAGCATAAGAAGCAGCCACAATGCCAGTAATATCAACCGACGTACCGCGCCTCAACCAACCCCAATGACCCATCTTGTCAGGATCACCAATGTTATAGCGATCCGCGCCGCCCAAACCGGACTTCAAATGCGGATCGTCATAATGGGTTAAAGAAAGGTCACAAATATCAGTCTCAAACCGGGCAGTCGCACGTCCCACTTCCTGCTGCGAAAAATAGACAACCTTATATCCCATCTGCTCAAGCTCAGGCCCAAACATTGAAGATTTACCGCCAGCCTGGACACCCACAGCCACCGGAGGATGCCCACCAGAGATCATCCGCGCAAAAACAGGCAACACCCAATCGGTGCCCCTATCATTCTTCACAACCTCAACATGGCTGCGACCCTCACCATCAAAACCCGCACCCACAATAGATGCCCACTCCATCTGCGGAGCCACATCCAAAGACGCAACCCGATCCCCCACAATCGGATTAAAACCATCCTCAAAGCCCACCGTGCAGGCATCCCAAGCATCAAACGGGATCACAGAAGTCATCGCCGGGTCATCCCACATACCCAAATGCTCCCGCGCAAACTCCTGCACGCTCAACGTCATAAAGTTGTCCTCAATCGCATCCAGCGGCGCAATGCCCTGCATACCCAAAGACGGGTTAGCCATCTTCCAGTTCTCCCGATCATTCGGATCAGAACCCTCTGGACAAGACCACTCCGCGAACAACAACTTAGGGTTAGTGCCCTCAATGCCCTGCGTGCGGAACCTCGACAACACTTCCGACGTGTCGAACCCCGCCGACGAGGTCAACCACAACTGCCGGCGATCAGCCGACTGCATAATCGGCTTAAACGAACCCATCTGCCGATCATCCAACGCAAAAGCCTCATCCGCGATCACCAAATTGATCTTAGTGATACCACGCATCGACCCATTTCCCCTGGCCCGATAACGAATAAAGCCGCCGCTCTTATGGCGAATCGAAACCTCCGCACCGCCATGCAAATGAGGATGCAAACACTCATCATCCAAATCGCAACTCTCAACGATGCTTTTCATTTCCTTCCAAGCATCATCAGCAGTCGCAAACTCA